GCACAGCGCATGCGACCGCGAAATTGGGCGGGGAGGGGTTGGGGACATGAGGGGACGAAAACCGAAGCCGACGGCGGTCAAGCGGTTGGCCGGGAACCCGGGTAAGCGGCCGCTGAACGCGAATGAGCCAACGCCGCCGGTACCTGATGCGGTACCCTACGCCCCGCGGCATCTGAACGGCGAGGCCAAGAAGGAGTGGCGCCGGCTGACGGGCATCCTGATGGACCTGGGACTCTATACGACGATCGACCGGGCGGCTCTGGCAATATACTGCCAGGCTTGGGGCCGGTGGGTGGTGGCGGAACGGATGCTGCAGGAGCGGGGTGAGATCCTAACGTCGGACACGGGATATCTCTACCAAAATCCGTGGCGCTACGAAGCCAACAAGGCGCAGGACATGATGCGCCGGATGATGACGGAGTTCGGGATGACGCCGAGCTCGAGGTCGCGGTTCAATCTGCCGGGGGAACAGGAGGGGCCCAGCCTCGCGGATCAGTTGTTTGCGATGGTGAGCGCCGGCCCGGAGGCCGACCGTGAGAACGCCGATGGCGATTGAGTTTACGGCAGAGCAGTACGTCGACGATGTGTTGAGCGGGCGCCAGGTAGCCTGCAAGTGGGTACGGTTGGCGTGTGAGCGGCATCGCCGGGATCTGGAGACAGGCGGCGAACGTGGGCTGTGGTTCGACGAGACCGCGGCCCAAATGGTGATCGCGTTTTTTTCGCTGCTGAAGCACTCGAAGGGGGAGTGGGCCGGTAGGCCGGTAATCCTGGAACCGTGGCAGCAGTTCGTGATGTGGAACGTCTTCGGGTGGAAACGCGAGGATGGGACGCGGCGGTTCAGGACGTCGATCCTGGAGGTGGCGCGGAAGAACGGGAAGACGACGATGGCGGCCGGCGTGGGGTTGTATTTGTTGGTCGCGGATGGCGAACCGGGGGCGGAGATCTATAGCGCGGCAACGAAGCGCGACCAGGCGCGCCTCAGCCACAGCGAGGCGACCCGGATGGCCAAATCGAGCCCGGGGATCAAGCGCGAGGTGAGGATATTCAAAGACAATATCCACATTCCCGAGACGGCCTCAAAATTCGAGCCGCTGGGCGCGGACTCGGACACGATGGACGGACTGAATGTGCATGGGGCGCTGATAGACGAGATCCACGCGCACAAGAGCCGCGACACGTGGGACTTGCTGGAGACGGCGACCGGGGCACGCCGGCAGCCGCTGATGTTCGGGATCTCGACGTCCGGATTCGACCGGCAGTCGCTGTTTTTCACGCAGCATGAGTACACGGAGAAGATCCTGGAGGACGTGATCGAGGACGACAGCTGGTTTGGGATCATCTTCACGATCGACGAGGGTGATGACTGGGAGGATGAGGAGGTATGGGCGAAGGCCAACCCAAACCTGGGCGTGTGCAAGAAGTGGGACGATATGCGGCGCAAGGCGTTGCGGGCGAAGGAGATGCCGGCAGCGCTGAACGCGTTCCAGCGGTTGGAGCTGGACATATGGACGCACGCGGAAACGAAGTGGATCAATCTGGCTCACTGGAAGGCGTGCGGCAAGGCGGTCGACGAGCTGGGACTGCGCGGCCGGACGTGCTATGGGGGATTGGACCTGTCGAGCACGACGGACGTCACGGCGTGGCTGTTGGTCTTCCCTCCGCAGGCGGATGGGGACGATTACCAGGTCCTATGCCGGTTCTTCATCCCGGCGGAGTCGATGCACGAGCGGGTGCGCAAGGATCGCGTGCCTTATGACGTATGGGTGCGGCAGGGGTTCATCACGGCGACGCCGGGCAACGTGGTTGACTATGATTTTGTGCTGCAGCAGGTCTCTGATGATCGGGAGACGTTCGATCTGCCGCAGATGGCCTTCGACCGGTGGGGCGCGGCTCATATCCAGTCGCAGCTCATGGCAATGGGCGGCGAGGAGTTCCTGGTGCAGTTCGGCCAGGGGTTTGCGTCGATGAGCGCGCCGATGAAGGAGCTGGAGAAGCTGATCCTGGGCCACGAGCTGGCCCACGGGAACAACCCGGTACTGACGTGGATGGCCGACAACCTGGTCGCCAGGGAGGACCCGGCCGGCAATATCAAGCCCGACAAGGAGAAGTCGACAGAGAAGATCGATGGGATGGTGGCGTTGATCATGGCTTTGGACCGGGCGACGCGGCATAAGCCGCCGAAGCGAAGCATTTATGAGACTCGAGGTTTGGAGGCTGCGTGACGATCTGGCAACGGCTGTTCCAGCGGTACCCGACGATGCGGCGGGTGATTGTGAATACGAAGACGGAGCGGGCGTTCCGGGGCGTTCTGTGGCGGCAGCGGGCAGGGTATTTGGTGCTGCGCAATGCGGAGATGTTGAAGCCGCGGGGAGAGACGGTGCGGGTGGACGGTGAGGTGGTGATTGAGAGGCAGAACGTTGATTTTGTGCAGGCGCTATGAGAGGTCGCGTCTCAGACGCGCCCGTACAGGGAGATTCACGATTCGTTGGATGGACGAATGCGTACTGGTGATCGAGGAGTAAGGCTATGGGCGTGATTCAGAGTGTGGGGGCCCTGGCGGATCCGGACCCGGGGTGGTATCCGTCGGGGATCTACAGTCGGGTGCGGATGTACGACCAGTACAACTACGACTATGCCACGCTCTACCGGACGCAGCCGAATGTGCGCACGTGTGTGGATTTCCTGGCCAGGAATATCGCTCAATTGGGGCTGCACGTGTTCCGGCGGGTGAGCGAGACGGACCGGGTACGACTGCGGGATCATCCGCTGGCGCAGCTGCTGAGACAGCCGCTGCCGGCAGAGTTCAAGATCACACGTTACCGGCTGATCGAGTCGCTGATGAGCGACCTGGGGATCTATTTCAACGCGTATTGGCTGAAGGTAGATACGACGACAGCCGATGGCGCTGCAAGGAAAGCGCTGCTGCGGGTCCCCCCACCCTACGTTGCGGTGAAGGGCGGATTGCTGCCGATGGCGTACCACGTGACGATCGGTGGCAGGCTGCTGAAGTATAAACCGGAACAGGTGGTGCATTTCCGCGGGTATAACGCGGAGAGCGCGACGACGGGGTTGTCGCCGCTTGAGACGTTGCGACGCGTGTTGGCCGAGGAGCACGCGATGGGCGACTATCGCGAGCATTACTGGCAGAACTCGGCGCGGATGGCGGGGATTATCGAACGGCCATTGGCGGCTCCGGACTGGAGTGTGGCAGCCCGGGCGCGGTTTAAGGCGGAGCTCGAGGCGCTCTATTCCGGCGGGGAGAACTCGGGCACGACGGCGATCCTCGAGGAGGGGATGACATGGCGGCCGGGGACGTTCAACGCGCAGGAGAGCGAGTATCTGGGCGGGCGGAAACTCACGCGTGAGGAATGCGCGCGCGCGTATCACATTCCGCTGCCCATGGTGGGGATCCTGGATCACGCGACATTCTCGAACATCAAAGAACAGCACAAGAATCTCTATCAGGACTCGTTGGGGCCCTGGCTGGCGATGCTGGAGCAGGATATTGAGCTGCAGTTGTTGTCGGATTTCGAGGATACCGACGGCGTGTATGTGGAGTTCAATATCGCCGAGAAATTGCAGGGGAGCTTCGAGGAGCAGACGCAGGCGATGCAAGGGGCAGTGGGCAGGCCCTGGATGACGGCGAATGAGGCCCGGGCGCGGTTCAATATGCCGAGCCTGGAGGGGGATGCGGATGAGCTGGTCACGCCGCTGAACGTGCTGGTGGGGGGGATGGCGAGTCCGAGGGATGGGCAGCCGAAGGAGAGAGCAGAGGGCCCGTCTGAGACGCGCCCGTACAGGAGGGAGCTGAAGGCGAAGGTGGTGATTGATCCGACGCGGCCGTTGTTGCGGGGGCGGTATCAGGAAAAGTGGCGGCGGTTGATGCTCGGGGTGTTCGAGCGGCAGCGGGCATCGGTGGAGGGGAAATTGGTTGGTGAGGGGGCCCCGGATCTGGCGGTGGTATGGGACGGGGAGCGATGGGATCGTGAGGTGGCGAGGGACTTCCTGGCGCTGGGATATACGACGGCGTCGGCGTGGGCGCAGTTTGTGGCCGGGCAGCTGGACGTGGAG